GGAGCATGACCCGACAACTATCGGTTATAATAAAAAAAGAGTGGTCAAGATTGTTTGAGGATGCTAAAGTGTAGGTGTTGAACTGCTCAACATAAATCGCTTGCGGTTTTTATTGCCTCATACACTAAGGGTCGGGATGTTTCATCCGACCCTTTCTTTTTTTCCCTTCCATCAAACGCTTTGGTTCTTTGGAGTAGCCTCTGATCTTGGTAACACTGTCGCGTTTCATGAGAGTGAGAAACTCTTTGGCTATGTCGGGTGACAGGCCAGCCAGATCCTCCACTTCTTTGGAGGCGGACTGTAGATTAGTCCACCCCTTTCTGTAATCGCAGACTGCCTCGATCAATTCCTGATGGGTTTTAGGTCCAGCCATTCTCTTGCCTTTTCTCCTAGCACTCTGGCTCCTATGTCTATCTTGTTGCGGAGTGCGTCAACAATCTTCTCGTCGATGGTGCCCTCTGATATGAGATCGATATAGGTTACGTTATTCTTTTGACCAATTCTGTGGGCACGATCCTCTGATTGAATACGAGTCTCCAGGTTAAAGTCGTTGGCATAGTACACCACTAGGTTTGCTTCGGTCAACGTGAGTCCATAGCCAGCAGTCGCAGGATTGCCTACAAAGAAGCGGAGCCGGGATTCTTTTTGTTGGAAAGTTTCCACGATGCGTTGTCTTTCATCGTCTGTTGTGTCTCCATAGTAGGCCGCAGCTGTACCTTCTCCGAACTTTTTGTTGAGCATCTCTGTAATATTGATGATGTCGTATCGGAATCGGGACCAGATGATAACTTTACCGTCGTATTCTTCCATGATTTCTTCAAGCGCATCCATCCTTCGAGACGCAAAGTATTTCATCTCTCCATCATCTGTCTTGAGGTGCCCCGATAGAACTTGTTGGATACGGAGCATCTGCGTAATCACCGCGGGAGCCGACACCATCTCTCCATCTTCGAATAGAAGCATGGCTTGTCGCTGTAGTTGCGTGTACATTTTGTACTGTTCGTCGGTGAGAGTAACGTATCGTGCCGTGTATATTTTGTCGGGTAAATCCAGACAGTCTTTTTTCAACACGCGATAACTAAACTGAGTTATCTTTTTTGTTAATTCATCGAGATTCTTGTATCCCACAACTTGTTGGAAGGACTTGGCACCCATGGCTCTACGTTGCAGCACTGCGTACCTGGCTTGAAAAGAGTAGAAGGACTCGTGACCCAAGATACTGGGACGTAGGAAGTCTGCTTGTGCGTAGATATCCAGCGGTGATTTTGTAATTGGAGAGCCAGTCAGCAGTCTTTTATACTGGAAAGCTGCGGCTATTTTTGTTAAAGCTTTAGTGCGTTTGGCCTTGTGATTCTTAATCGTGGTTGATTCGTCAATCGCAATCATTCCCCTTGAGCCAAACGCACGAGCCAACCATTGCCCTGCCTTCTGACCTTTGACCGTGGAGAAGGATTCTACATTCATGACGAAGATAGTCAGGCCATCGAACTTATCTTTGACTGACCGCATTTCTTCTGCTTGTTTTTTGTTTGCCCCGGATACCCATCGTATCACACGGTGCGGTACGTCATCAGACATATGTTCGGGGATTTCTTTGGCTACCCAGTTACGGTATACGCCCTTTGGTGCTATGACCAAGGCGAAGTTTAGCAGCCCTTTTAGGTACAGCATACCCAGATTATCTATGAGAACTTTGGACTTGCCTGTTCCCATCTCCATGAAGTACCCGAACTCTTTACACCACACTCCTTTGTGTAGTGCAGTGTCCTGATGCTCGAATGGTTTTAATTTAAAATTATACTTGACAGTCATCACATACCTCCAGTAGAGTCCACCTTACGGATGGCAAAATGATTTGTCAAACGGATTATAATACGGATTTAAATCCGAATTGTCATCGGGGGAAACTCCCCCGGTTTACTAACTTAACCTGAAGAGGATGTACTTTTATGAGTGACATATTCGAAGACATATTTGACGAGGGGGATGCTCTTTCCCAAGTCAGGACAGAAACAGGACAGCAACTAAGCTCTCTTGTGCGTGAACTACGCAAGGTAGAAGACAGTATAGTCGAAGCAGAGGAACACGTTAAGTTTCTAAAGGAGCAACAGAAGTCGCTGTCTTGGGAAACTATTCCTCGTGTAATGGATGAGATGGGAGTGGAGCGTGTTGATGTGGACGGGTTGACCGTATCACGCAAGATGATTGTCCATGCATCAATCCCACTGGATCGTAAGGAAGAAGCTTTCTCTTGGCTACGTGAGAACAACTTGGATGACATTATAAAGAATGATGTGACCTGTTCTTTCGGCAAGGGGGAAGACAATGTAGCAGGGAATGTCGTTGGCCTTCTGCAAGAGAAGGGTTTTGATCCAAAGACTAAGACCCATGTACATGCGTCCACATTAAAAGCGTTTGTGAAAGAACGTGTGACGGATGGAAAAGAAATCGATCTCGATATGTTCGGGGCATACATTAACAATGCGGCACAGATAAAGAGGAAAGCATAATGGGTAGACAAGTAGCTATGAAAAAAAATGCAGAGTTAAGCACAGACTTTGTGGATGACATGTTCGAAGATGGCGCGGAAGGTGCGGTGTTTGCGGCGGATGAATTGCAGATACCTTTTCTGCGTTTGGCTCAACAGATGTCTCCGCAGCTTAACAAGAAAGATGCCAAGTTTATTGAGGGTCTTTCGTCTGGAGATATATTCAACACTTTGACTGAACAAAACTACGGAGAAGGTGTGTTGATTATCCCTTGTTTTTCCAAGACAACCTACACAGAGTGGGTGCCCAGAGACATGGGTGGTGGAAGAGTGCAAGAGTTTTCCGCGGACAAGCTTCCAAAGACGGAGCGTATATCCTTGGGTGGCAAGACAGTTGACCAGTTAGACAACGGCAACGAACTTGTCACGTCGGATGATCACTACTGTTTGGTGATTGATGAAGAGGGTAACTTTGAGCCTGTGCTTTTGGACATGAAGAGTACTCAACGCAAGGTTGCCAAACGTTGGAGAACCATGATAACTATGAACAAGGCCCGTAACCCAAAGACTCACAAGTTACAGGTTCTTCCGTTGTATAGTACAATATGGAAGCTTACGTCTGTTGACGAAACCAACAAGAAGAATGAGACGTATTCCAACTACGCCATTCAGAAGGTTGGCCCTTTGACCAAGGAGCAGAGGGAACTGTATGAAGAGGCGAAAGCCTTTCGGGAAAGCGTCAAGGCGGGTGAAGTACGTGCGTCTGAAGGCGAAGAGACTGAGGAACAAGTAGCTGCGGCTAAAAAACGGGACGAAGAAATACCGTTTTAAGAGTTTGGGGAGGACTACTAAGAGTCCTACTGCTCTATGGTGTGTGTTCAACCTCCCCATTAGGAATCGCGCTAACCGGGTTAGCGCGATTCCGCTTCTACTTTTCTTAACAGGAGCCAAGCATGTCATTAGCACAAAGAATGCTTGTGGCCTTCGAAGGTTCGAAGGTTGCACACGGCACGACAACGGTTGGAAGAATTGGTCGCAATGGTAAGGCTGATTCCGAAAGTCGAATTGTACGAGAGCCGTTAACAAAAAAGATTATGCAGGGACACATTGAAGGCAAACAGGGTATCGGGGCGATTCCGATCAACGAAGATAACAAATGCAAGTGGGGCGCACTGGACATAGACATCTATGATCTGGATCACAAGGCACTCCAATCTGGTATACAGAAGCTCAAGCTTCCTTTACTACATTGCCGTTCCAAATCAGGCGGAGCGCATTTGTATTTGTTTATTGAAGAGTACGAGCAAGCCAAAGTGGTCCGAGAGTATTTACTAGAGATGGCTGTTGCCCTTGGGCACAGTGGTTGTGAGATATTCCCAAAGCAAGATAAGATCCTAGCGGATCGAGGTGACGTAGGAAATTTTCTAAACCTGCCATACTTTGATGCGGATATACCGCAACGCTACTGCTTCAACAAGAACGTGGAGTCTATGGAACTGGAGGAGTTCTTGGTTGCGATTGAAGAGACGCGGACAACGGTGGGATTCTTGGAGAACATGCGAGTCAAGAAGCCTCGTAAGCATTTCAAGGATGGACCTCCATGCCTACAGCATTTGTTTTCTGAGGGGGCAACTGGGGAAGACCGAAACAAGAAGCTCTACAACATAGGTATTTACTGCATACAGAAGCATCCAGACAACTGGAAAGCAGAGATGGAGACATTCAATCAAACTCTGTTCGATCCTCCGTTGGAGGCAAAAGAAGTGATGGGATTGCAACAAAGTCTAGAGAAAAAGAAAGACGAATATTTTTATACTTGTGAACAGCAACCTTTCAAAAGTTTTTGCGACAAAGAGTTGTGTATGGCTATGAGGTTTGGAGTGGGCACTTCTGGTCCAGAAATGGTAGAGTCTGGTAACTTGCAGATTATTCTTTCCGAACCCCGGTTGTACTTTCTCACTGTGTCAGGAGCCAGGATTCAACTTAGCACTGAGCAGTTGCAGAACCAGCAGTTGTTTCAACGTGCGTGTATGGAGCAAGCGACAGTTGTGCCTCCGATAATGCCAGCTAAAAAGTGGCAACAACACTTACAAGTTCTGATGAAAGAGGGAGTACAGCAGTCAGTGCCAGAGGAGCTAACCATGACAGGTCAGTTCAAAGCATTGTTAGAGGAGTACTGTACCAGCCACATCAGGGCTATGCATCCAGAAGAGTTATTGCAGGGTAAACCATGGACAGACAACCAAGGGTACACCTCTTTCTCGATGTCAGGTTTGGATGAGTTTCTAAGCCTTAGACGTTTCAATGTTTATACTAGGGCACAGATCCAAGAGTTGTTGAAGCAGATTAACGGCAACAAGAACTGTCATGGAAAGAAAAACATAACCAAAGCAGATGGAAGTAGGACCACGATAAGAGTCTGGTGGGTTCCTGCGTTTGAGAACCAAGATGTAGACTTGCCAATACAGGAGATTGAAAAAGAT